AAGACACAAGGCACACAAAGAAAAACGTGGTGTCAAAACTAAGGGTCTCAAAGAAGGATTAACTGGTGCAAGAGCACAACGTGCTCGTGAGATGCAAGATAGTGACATCAAAAAAGGTGGTGGTAAGAGAACTAATGCTGATAGAGATACAGCATTCAGACTTGGCACTGGCACAAGTGAGACCCGAATTTCACAAAAACAAAGAAAGGGTGCAAGTGATCAAGGCAAAGGTAACGCTGCCAAACGTCGTATGAGTGAAGGGGTAGGACTTTCTATTGCGAGAGCGATTGACAAAACTAATCCACCTCTCGGAAGAGCATCTAAGAGAAAGGCAATCAGTCACGCACTAAAGATGCGTGAGATTATGAAGGATACTAAAAAGAACAAACAGAAAGACGATCCCTATTCAGCAGGTAAGATTGCTAAGGCAGCACTTGGTGGTAAGGATAGTAAGAAGAAAAAGAAACCAGAAAAATCTCCTGTTTCATTCCTACAGGACAAGCAAGTAAAAGAAAGTGCTTGGCAAAGAAAGGAAGGCAAGAATCCTAGTGGTGGACTGAACGAGAAAGGACGCAAGTCCTATGAAAGAGAGAATCCTGGTTCAGATCTCAAAGCACCACAACCCGAAGGTGGTCCTAGAAAAAGATCATTCTGTGCTCGTATGAGTGGAGTGAAAGGACCTATGAAAGATGAGAAGGGCAGACCTACACGTAAAGCACTCGCACTTAGGAAGTGGAAGTGCTAGTATTTTAATTGACATATATAATATTCCATCCTAAATTTGAATAGTAAACTAGGGAGATTCCTATGTCGGATGACTTCGCGTTCAAGATCGAGCAAAAAGTCTGCCAAAAATGTGGTGCAACTTGGTTAAATGGTGAACACCGTTGGACTGGCACTGGCGCTAAGGGAAACGAACTAGACTTGGCAGGTTTAGTATGTAATAATATCGACAAGACAGACCCCGATTACAGTAAATGTATCAACCCCAAGAGGGGTGAAATCGGTGGTGATACTTGGGAATATCGACGAGGTTACGTTGATGGTGTGATGAGACAATTCGAGAACAGGAATCCCTGACATATCTCGTAACGTCTTTTTGCAGCACAACTAGATAACTTAGTTGATCATTTTATATGAAGTTCATTCTGGCATTCTTTGCAACTCTGTTCTTGGCATTGCCAGTTTTTGCTGTCGATATTAATATGGGAGATGATGGAAAATTAGTTTTCCAACCTTCAGAGGTTACTATCTCTGCAGGTGAGACTGTTCATTTTTTGAACACTATGTTGCCTCCACATAATATTATAGTAGAATCACGTCCAGACCTTTCTAGGGAAGCACTTATGTTTAACCCAGGAGAGACTATGGACATTACATTCCATACCCCAGGTGATTACGAATTCTTTTGTGCACCACATAGGGAAGCAGGAATGACAGGAACAATTCACGTAAACTGATGACTAAAACACCAGAAAACCCGTCTAAGATAACGATCAAGGACGTGACCGATTCTGAAAAGGATTGGCAAGACTTTTGGGAATCCAATGAATCTATTGATTATTGGATGCCTGAGTTAGGAGACTACCCAATGACAAATCGTTTTAAGGAGATACTTCCTGCAAAACGTCCACCGACTGTAGAAGAAGTAGATGAAATGATCGAGGCGAAGATTCGTCGTCATAATCGGAATGCTTCATTTATTAGTATGGCACTGGGATTCGCATTCCTAGGAGCATTCGTTGATGGTTTTTTGAGAGTCATTGGTAAAATTGCCCCATTCTTAGGTATAGACGTTAGCATTTTGTAAACCCGCAAAGGACAAACAATGAGTTGCAACCAGTGTGATGAAGAACGTAACTTCGACAAAGAAGATTACAGATTGATACTTGATGCTCTATGGAAGCGTCAACGCTGCTATATTGCAGGGGATAAGATGTTTAAGCACTACGGAAGTATTATTTCTGAAGTAGAACGAAGGTCTGAAATGGTAAAACAATGAGTTAAAGATGACAATACCAAAAGAATACAAAGTTCGACTCAATATTAATGAGTTGATTGAAAAGAGAATACCGTGCTGTGATTTACTGCACCCTGATCATTGCTTGACAGAGCAACAGGTCGCAGAGATTGCACACGATATTAGTATGGACTTGGATCTGCACCCAGTCTATAAACAAATAGATCAGCATATCTTAAGGTATGTTGCTGCAGCAGGAATTAAGAACGAAGACCATTGGGTTGAAGAGCGTTTGAATCATCCTTCAGATGGGTGATCCTGTTTGGTCTGTTAACATAATGATTGCCATTCTTGTAATAATAGTCACACTTTACATTGCCTATATATTGAGAATGTCTTTCAAGGAATTAGAAGATGGGAGCAATGGTGCCACCGAGTCGGAAGAGTTGTTACAACTTCCGAGTGACCGAGGTGAACAGAGTTCTTGACGGAGATACGATTGATGTAACAATCGATCTCGGTTTTGATCTATATAAAAAAGAGCGAGTAAGAATCGCAGGTGTAGATACTCCTGAGAAACGTACTCGTAATCTGGAGGAGAAGGCACTTGGAATCGATGCAACCGAATGGCTCAAAGCAAAACTGGAAGATACAATCTCTGGTGATGATGAGTTGTCTATTAGGACTGAACTTGTTGGTGGTGTCGGTAAGTATGGTCGCTTACTCGGTTGGTTATACGTCGGGGACTCAGATGTGTCCCTTAATGAACAAATGATCACCGAAGGTTATGCGTGGGAGTATGACGGCGGTACCAAACAAAAGGACTTTAACGAACTCCGTGAAATCCGTAAATCAAAAGGCACCCTTGTAGAATGAGAAAAGAAATCCTAGAAGCAGTTAAACTGCACGCTTTAGGTAACATCGAAAAGCATAAGATAAATATCGAAATTTATCTAACAAACCCTGTCGGTATCGGAGAGCACTCTGATGTAGTGGCAGCGATCTTAGGAGAGATCGATCAAATCTCCCATTATCACGATCAACTAGAGGTACTAGAAAAGTACATAGACAAATAAAATGGATTCCTCCTTTGTCCCATTAGCACTTTGGTTAGTGTTGGTGGGCGTCGCTATCTCAATGGTACTGCAAGCATTTATGATTGCAAAAGAGATGGGCGGTTATAAAAGAAATCCTCGTGACTTCACGAGGCATCCTGAGATAGAGGAGATGGATCCTGATGAGAAATTATTGTCTATCAAGTTTAATTACTATGCTGACGAGTATCCAGAGGGATACGATGAACTACAAAAACGTATAGATAATTTGAAACGGAAGGAACAGAATGGGACTTGATGCATACTTAGGTAATCCCAATCTAAAGAAAGCAAACGTAGGACAGAACTTCACACCAAAACAGGTAAAGGAATTTATCAAGTGTGCAGGTGATCCTATCTATTTTATCAAGAAGTACATCAAGATTGTATCTCTAGATGAGGGTGTCATACCATTTAACTTGTATGACTTCCAAGAAACTATGGTGAATCGCTTTCACGAGAACAGATTTAATATTGCAAAACTACCAAGACAGTCTGGTAAATCGACTGTTGTTACCGCGTACTTATTATGGTATGTAATTTTTAACGATAACGTTAATGTCGCAATCCTCGCAAACAAAGCAGCAACTGCACGAGAGATGCTTGGGCGTCTACAACTCAGTTACGAAAATCTTCCTAAGTGGATGCAGCAAGGTATTATTGGTTGGAACAAAGGGTCAGTGGAACTGGAGAACGGAAGTAAACTCCTGGCTGCATCTACTAGTGCTAGTGCCGTCCGTGGTATGTCTTTTAACGTCATATTTTTGGACGAATTCGCGTTCGTTCCGAATAACATTGCGGATCAGTTTTTTAGTTCTGTCTATCCTACTATTTCTTCTGGTAAATCCACTAAAGTTATTATCATCTCTACACCTCACGGGATGAATATGTACTACAAACTCTGGCACGATGCCGAGCGTGGTACTAATGAATATATTCCTACAGAGGTTCACTGGTCTGAGGTTCCAGGCAGAGACGCTGAATGGAAAGCACAAACTATCCGTAACACATCTGAACAACAGTTCCGTGTTGAGTTTGAGTGTGAGTTCCTTGGATCTGTAGACACTCTGATCTCTCCTAGTAAGTTGAGAGTGATGACCTACGATGAACCATTGGAAAAAAAGAATGGTCTGGATGTATTTGAGAAACCACAGGAGGGACATAATTATACAATGACAGTGGACGTGGCAAGAGGTATTGATGGAGACTACAGTGCATTCACACTATTCGATACATCTACCGTTCCATATAAGTTAGTTGCTAAGTATAGAAATAATGAAGTCAAACCTATGCTGTTTCCTGATATTATCTGTCAGGTTGGAAGAGCATATAACCACGCTTATATCCTTGTAGAAGTAAATGATATTGGTGGTCAAGTTGCAGATATTATACAGTATGATCTTGAGTATGACAACCTGCTGATGGCAGCAATGCGTGGTAGAGCAGGACAGGTTGTTGGTCAAGGATTCTCTGGTGGTAAGGTACAACTAGGTGTCAAGATGTCAACCGCAGTTAAGAAGGTCGGTTGTTCCAACTTGAAGCAGTTGCTAGAAGATGATAAGTTAATCCTGCACGATTATGATATTATCTCTGAACTAACTACATTCATTCAGAAGGGTCAATCTTGGGCAGCAGAGGAAGGTTGTAATGATGACCTTGCTATGTGTCTGGTAATGTTCTCGTGGTTGGCAGTTCAAGATTACTTTAAGGAACTCCACGATAACGATATTCGTGCTAGAATGTACGCTGAACAACGCGAAGCGATAGAAGCAGATATGGCACCGTTTGGTTTTATGGATGATGGTCTCCAAGAAGAGACTATCGTAGATCCAGAAGGTCAGGTGTGGCATACTGACGAATATGGTGATCGCTCTTATATGTGGGACTACAGATGATAGAAACAATGTTAGGACAGATGGCAACCACACTATTCATATTAGTGTTGTTCTCGTTTGGATTCGTAATGGGTTATGCAGCAAGGAAGAGTGAGGAAGAACCTTGAGTCTTGAGGAAGAGTTTGAACTAGAAGCATTCCTGTTTGTAGATAGACAGTGCAGGAGATGTTTGAGAACTCTTTCTCTTTTAGATAACTTCTATAAGACAAGAAAAGATCGGGGGCAGAACCCGTCAGCATATTCGTATGAGTGTAAATACTGTACCAAGAGAAGAGTGACAAAGTATAGAAAAGCAAAACCTAAGCATAGAAAGGAATCTGAGTATCCTGACTGGTAATGTTCACGTTCTGTTTCCCCGCTTGAACAATACCTTTTCCTAAATAATTTCAGCAATAGATTGAGATTTTCAAGGAGCTAACCAATGGCATCTACCCAACTTTCACCAGGGGTCGTTGTACTTGAAAAGGATCTGACAACGGTTGCAAATGCGACCTTAGATAATGTTGCAGTGATAGTCGGTTCCTTTGAAAAGGGTCCTGTTAACAAAATTGTTGACATTACAAGTGAGAAAGAATTACTTTCTACATTTGGCAGACCAAATGATTTTAACTTCGAATACTGGTATTCAGCAGCACAGTTTTTATTGTACGGTGGTACATTAAAAGTTATTCGTGCAAACAGTTCTTCTCTTAAGAACGCTATTGACACAGCGCAGACTGTCGTCACTACATTCTCAGGAGCAGACACTACACTTACAGTCACATCAGCAACGGACTTCGCTACTAGCGATCTGATTCTGATCGACGCAGAAATTTTAAGAGTTACTAACGTTTCAGGTAATGACCTTACCGTTCAACGTGGACAACTTGCGACAGCAGCAACATCGCACGCTGCAGGCGCGAGCATCACCTTGATCGAAGAGTCAGGTAATAGCACAACAATGAACCAAGGCGGTACACTCGCTGCAGGTGGTACTTCATTGACTGTTACTTCTGTTGCTTCTCTTGCTGTTTCTATTAACGACCACATCTTGATCTCTGACGAGATTCTCAAGGTGACTGGCATTTCAGGTAATGATCTTACTGTTGAGCGTGGTCAGTTGGAAACAACTGCTGCAGCACAGACAGATGGTCAAACTGTTAAGCGTTTGGTTGTTACTGCAGGCAAGACAACAATCAATGAACAAACCTCTACTGGCGTAAGTGCTCCTCTTATCAGAAACCTCGAAGAGTACGAGGGCAATGTAGAAGGTGCCTCTAACAACTGGAAGTGGGGTGCTAGGTTCCCAGGTCTTTACGGTAACTCACTAAGAGTTGTAATGACTGACTGTGGTCCTGACCAAATCCTTTCACTTGCACAACCTACCACTGCTGAGTGGGAATTCGAAACTACAACTGATGTAACCTTTAGCGGTGCTAATGCAGGAGCTAAGATCTACAGTTACAAGATCGTAGTTACTATGGATTCCGCATCCATCGCAGGTGACTTTGAGAACGGACAATACTGGAGGGCAGAAACAGATGCTTCTTCACCTGTAAGTATTCCTGTTCAAGGTCAAGTGGTTGCATACGATCCTCTTACAAGAAAGATCGAGATTGATGTTAACTACTCACTCTCATCTGATGTGCTTGAGGTTGGCGATGTAGTTGCTCTCTGGAGTGCAGAGACTGGCGGATCAAGAACTGGCGACAAAGGTAAGGTTGAAGCAATCGAAAGACAACTTCTTACTATTACTAATCAGTCACAGGAAAGATTCGAAGCAAACTACACACTCTCTGACGACAACGCATCAGGTTCACCTAACGTTAACGTCGCAGCAGTAAGATCAGAATACGACGAAAGATTCTTCGGCGGAACACAGAAGTGGTCAAACGTTGCTCCTAGACCAGGCACTTCACCTTGGGTTTCAGATCGTGGTGGTTCTAAAGACCAAATGCACGTTCTTGTCCTTGATGGAGACGGCAAACTTACTGGCACACCTGGAGCAGTTCTTGAGAAGTTCCTCTTTGTATCTAAGTCAAACGACGCTAAAGGCGTTCAAGGCGAGACTATCTACTACAGAGAAGTTATTAAGAACAGATCACAATTTGTTTTCTGGGGTTCACACGAAACTGGAAGCATCTTTGATAGAGATGCAGGTGCTAATGGAGACTTCGGTTCTTCAGGAGTATCAAGACATTTTGACTTGATCAAGCAAGCAGCAGCAATCAAGACAAACGAAACATCACTTGGTCGCGAGATCATCGGTACATCTGACGGTTCAACTCTTAAGTACAGTCTTCAAGGCGGTACTGACGGATACACCTTACAGAGATCTGAGATCCTCGGTTCATATGACCTCGTTGCTGACAAAGAAACCATCGATGTAGATTACATCTTGATGGGTCCTTCAATGGCAGACACTAGCGATACAGTCGCTAAGGCACAGAAGATCATTGACATCGCTGCAACTCGTAAGGATTGCTTGGCATTCGTTTCACCTTCACGTAACGACGTGATCGGTCTTAGCGATACCAACGTGATTGTTAACAGAACTATTGATTACTTCAATAAACTCTCTAGCACATCATACGCAGTCTTCGATAACAACTACAAGTACATTTACGACAAGTACAACGATAAGTACCGTTACATCCCTTGTAACGCTGACCTTGCAGGTCTAACACTTAGCGCAACTCTTAACTCAGAAGCGTGGTTCTCACCTGCAGGATTCAATAGAGGACAGTTGAGAAATGCAATCAAACTTTCTTACTCACCTCTTAAGGATCACAGAGATAGATTGTATGCTGCTCGTGTTAACCCAATCGTAGCATTCCCAGGTCAAGGCATCGTACTATTCGGTGACAAAACTGCTCTTGCTTACCAATCAGCATTCGACAGAATCAACGTTCGTCGCTTGTTCTTGGTACTCGAAGATGCTATCTCTGAAGCAGCAAAAACTCAACTGTTCGAATTGAACGATGAGTTCACACGTGCTTCATTCAAGAATATCGTGGAACCATTCCTACGCAGTGTTCAATCACGTAGAGGAATTATCGATTTCTTAGTTGTCTGCGACAGCAGCAACAACCCACCTGAGGCGATTGATAGAGGTGAGTTCTTCGCGGAGATCTTCGTGAAACCAACACGCTCCATCAATTTCATCACCCTAACATTTACTGCTACTAGAACTGGTTCTAGTTTCAGTGAAGTAACATCCTGATTCAAGAGTCTAACTAGGAGTTAAAACAATGGCAGAACAACAACCAGGACAGGTGGAACAGAGCGCAATCCGCGCTCCCATCTTTTCCTTTAGGGATCAAGTCAAAGACTTTGCCCGCCCCAATCTATTCCAATGCGAAATCTATGCACCCCCAATCCTACAGGATGGGGTAGCACCACAATCAGGTGGTGTTCTAGGATCTTCATTGGATACCGTCGAGAATGACGCAGGTGGATCACAACTTAACGCCTCCGAAGCATCCGCATTCGGTACCTTCCTTGTGAAGGCAGCAAACATTCCTGCATCAACTATTGGTGTTGTGGAAGTACCTTACAGAGGAAGAATCCTCAAGGTTGCAGGCGACAGAACATTCGAACCTTGGACTGTTACCGTATTGAACGATCAGTCATTCAAGTTCAGAGCGTTCTTCGAGTCTTGGTCAACAAACATTCAAGCACTACAGCAGAACTTCCAAAACTCTAACACCATCGCTGACTATCAAGCAATGGCAAAGGTTAGACAGATGGATAGAAAAGGTAAGATCATTCGTACATATAAGTTCGAAGGTATCTGGCCATCTAACATTTCTGCAATCGATCTTGACTGGGGAACCAACGATACACCTGAGGAATACACAGTGGAATTCCAAGTTCAATACTGGACTTATGACACTGATGTCAATACAGGAAACAGTGATTCTGTTTAGTAGGGTTTTAGAATCCGTATAAATAGTTGGGATAGAAATTCTAATAATTAGATGTCCCAACTTTTTGGTTATTCTCTTGAACGTGCCAAGAAGGACTCTGCGAAGGGTCCTTCTTTCGTGCGTAGAGAGTCAGATGATGCAGCGACACCAGTTGCAGGTGGTGGGTATTTTGGTACCGCCATCGATCTTGATGGAACATACAAAGACGAAAATGATCTGATTCGTCGATACCGCGCTATGTCGATCCACCCTGAGTGTGATCGTGCTATTGATGATGTGGTTAATGAAGCAATCGCAGGTGAGTTAGATGATACTCCTGTTGACGTGGAGTTATCAAACCTCAAAGTCAGTTCCGCTATCAAGAAAAAGATTAGAGAGGAGTTCTTCAATATCCTCCGTCTTCTTGACTTTGACAAGAAAGCATATGATATTTTCCGTCGTTGGTATATTGATGGAAAAATTTATTATCATAAAATGATTGATACCAAGAACCCTAGAGGTGGTATCACAGAACTTAGATATATTGATCCAAGAAAAATCAGAAAGGTAATCGAACTAGAGCGTCCGAAGGATTCGGCAAAGTTCGTAGACCCTAGGACAATGGAAGCACAGATTGCTCCTAAGTCCGCAGAGTATTACGTTTACAATCCTAAAGGTCTCCGAGCAATGGAGACTGCAGGTATCAAGGTTGCTCCTGATGCTATCGCTTTTGCCCACAGTGGGTTGAAGGATATGAACAAGAATGTGATTATGTCACATTTGCACAAGGCAATCAAAGCACTCAATCAACTTAGAATGATTGAAGACAGTCTTGTAATCTACAGACTATCACGTGCACCAGAACGTAGAATTTTCTATATCGATGTTGGTAATCTTCCTAAACAAAAGGCAGAGCAATACCTCCGCGAGGTTATGTCACGTTATAGAAACAAATTAGTTTACAACGCAGACACAGGAGAGATCCGAGATGACAGAAAATTTATGTCAATGCTCGAAGATTTCTGGTTACCCAGAAGAGAAGGAGGAAGAGGAACTGAGATTACCACACTCCCAGGTGGACAGAATCTTGGTGAACTTGAAGATGTTAAGTATTTTCAGAAGAAACTTTATAGGGCGTTGAATGTACCTGAGTCACGTCTTGAATCAGAATCAACATTCAACCTAGGTCGCGCAGCAGAGATCACACGTGACGAGATTAAGTTCCAAAAGTTCGTAACTCGTTTGCGTAAAAAGTTCTCTGAACTTCTCCACGATCTCCTGAAGACTCAACTAATCCTGAAAGGTGTCATCTCCATTGAAGAGTGGGATGATATGTCAGAGCACATTCAGTATGACTATGTTGCTGACAACTATTTCTCTGAACTTAAAGAGAAAGAGATCCTTACAGAGCGTCTAAACCTAGTTCAGACAATGGATCCTTTCGTTGGCAGATACTTCTCCGCTGAATATATCCGTCGTCAAATCCTGAAACATACTGATTCAGAGATGGCGGAAATTGATGAGCAGATTGAAAAAGAGATCGAAGAAGGCAAGATCCCTGATCCTGCAGCGGTTGATCCTATGACAGGCGAACCTCTAGCAGGTGGAGAAATGGGAATGGAAGGTGAACTGCCCGAAGAGGAAGGTCCATCTGGCATTGAGTCTATCCCTCCTGCAGACTATAAACGCGGAGAATTCTAAATACTAGGTAACGAGAACATTTTATTATGCCATCCATTCAAGCACAAGAGATTGTCAACAAAATTTTTTCTGGGAACAAAGATCTCAGTTCAGAGGTTGATGATGCAATGAAAGCGGTTACTGCCGATGCTCTAGAAGCAAAGAAAAAGGAAATCGCAGGCGGTTGGATGAAACCCGAAACTACAGAGGAACCAAATGAAACTGATCACGGAACAGATTGAAGACGTTCAGATCCTCACTGAGGAAAAGAACGGCAAGAAAAATCTATACATAGAAGGAACTTTCTTACAAGGCGAGATTAAAAATCGCAATGGAAGAATGTACCCTATCAACACACTCCGTCGTGAAGTTGATAAATATAACGAATCGTTTGTAAAGAACGGTCGCGCACTTGGAGAGTTGGGTCACCCTGACGGTCCTACTGTGAACCTTGATCGTGTCTCACACTTGATTACATCGCTTGTTCAAGAAGGTAATAACTTCAGAGGCAAGGCGAGAATCCTAGATACCCCTATGGGTAACATCGCCAAGAACCTTTTAGGTGAAGGTGTGAAACTAGGAGTTTCCTCACGTGGCATTGGTTCACTCCAAGAAACTCGTGATGGATCAAAAGTAGTTGCTGATGATTTTATGTTGGCAACCGCAGCAGATATTGTTGCTGACCCTTCAGCACCAGATGCTTTTGTTAATGGCATTATGGAAGGCAAAGAATGGATCTGGAATAACGGAATCATTCAAGAGTCTGAAATTGCAAGTATGAAACAAAAGATTGACAATGCTGCGAACCACAAGATTCTTGAAGAGCGGAAGATTTCCGCGTTTTCAAAATTCTTAAACTCCCTGTGAGTATAAATATTTTTACGAATAGCAAAGACTACTAACGGAGAAAACTCTAATGTCACAAGAGAATGAAGTAATGGCATCCGAAGAAAAGCAGGAAGTCACCGAAGCAAAATTCGACGGTGCTGTTGCTGATGGTTCTTCTTTGGGTGGCGTTGAGGTACTCGGAGGTCCTACACCTCAGAACTCTAAACCTGATGATGAGTCTAACAAACTGAAGACTCCATCACAAACCCAGGCAGCATCACCGAAGACAAAACCTTCTGCTGCTTCACCCCAGAAAGCGGAATCAGTAGAAGCAGAAAACGCTGAAGGAGATGAACTTATCGAAGTTGATCTTTCTGCAGACGTCGCTGCTCTTACAGAAGGCGAAGACCTTTCTGAGGAGTTCAAACAAAAGGCAGCAACAATCTTCGAAGCTGCTGTAGTCTCTCGTTTGAATGAGGAACTTGATCGTGTTCATAAAGAATACGCCGAGACTCTTTCAGAAGAGGTCGAAAGTATTAAGTCTTCCCTTGCCGAGCAAGTAGATGAGTATCTTACATATGCTGCTCAGCAATGGATGGACGCTAACCAACTCGCTGTTGAAACTGGTCTCAAAGCAGAGATCGCAGAGAGCGTAGTTAGCGGACTTAAAAAAGTTTTCGTCGAGAACCATATCGAGGTTCCCGAAGAAAAAGCAGACATCATCTCTGAGATGGTGACTGAACTTGATTCGATGGAAGCAAAACTCAACGAACAAATTGATAAGAACATTGCCCTCAACCACGAAGTTGCAGGTTATGTTAAGAATGGAATCGTGAAGGAGATCGCAGAAGGTCTCGCATCTACCGAGAAGGAGAAACTTGAGTCTCTTTCAGAAGGTGTTGAGTTTGAAGATGAAGAGTCATTCCGCAGCAAAGTTGAGACTCTAAGAGAGTCGTATTTCAGCAGCAAGCCCCAGGCAGCAGCAGAAACGATTGCTGAGGATGTACAACCTGTTGTGGATACAGAAATGACGGATTCAATGTCTAAGTACGTTGATGCCCTCCGTCGTTGGACTAAGTGAGTTAGTCATTAAACTATTTTTCCCTATAACCTAAAGAGGTAAACAAGCAATGTTCAAATCCGAACATCTGCAGGAGAAGTGGTCACCCGTTCTTAATTGTGAGGGTCTTGATTCCATCAAGGACAACTATAAGAAGGCGGTAACCGCAATCTTGCTCGAAAACCAAGAATCATTTCTAAAAGAAGAGAGAGGAATCCTTACTGAGGCAGCACCTACAAACTCTACTGGATCTACAAGTTCAGTTGCAGGTTTCAGTGCAGACGCTACAGCAACTGGTCCTGTCGCAGGTTTCGACCCTGTTCTGATCTCCTTGATCAGACGTTCAATGCCTAAGCTTATTGCTTATGACATTGCAGGCGTTCAACCTATGACTGGTCCTACTGGATTGATCTTCGCAATGAGATCTAGATTCGGTACAGACCGTGCTTCAGGTACAGAAGCATTCTACAACGAACCTGATTCTGACTTCACTGGTAGAGACGCTGCTCAAACTAGTGGATTCGGTTCTTCTACTGCACAGGCAGGTTCAAACCCAGGTCTTCTTAACGACTCTGGTACATACACAAACGGTACTGGAATGAGAACTGATGAGTCTGAGACTCTCGGTACTGGTTCTAACGCCTTCGCTGAAATGAACTTCAGCATTGAGAAAGTTACTGTGACTGCGAAGTCCAGAGCACTCAAGGCAGAGTACAGTTTGGAACTAGCACAGGATCTTAAAGCAGTTCACGGACTTGACGCTGAATCTGAGTTGGCAAACATCTTGTCTACTGAGGTTCTTGCTGAGATCAACCGTGAAGTTGTTAGAACTGTTTACAAGATCGCAAGACCTGGTGCTCAGTCAAACACAGCAACCGCAGGTATCTTCGACCTCGACGTTGACTCAAACGGCAGATGGTCTGTTGAGAAGTTCAAAGGTCTTCTCTTCAACATCGAAAGAGATATGAACGCAATCGGGCACGAGACTCGTCGCGGGAAGGGTAACATCATCATCTGTTCTGCAGACGTTGCATCCGCCCTTTCAATGGCAGGCGTTCTTGACTACACCCCTGCACTTTCTGGTAACAGCAACCTTCTTCCTGACGACAACTCCTCAACTCTTGCAGGTACGTTGAACGGTAGAATCAAGGTTTATGTTGACCCATATTCTGCAAACGTAAGTGACAGACACTTCTACGTGGCAGGTTACAAAGGTAGTTCTGCATATGATGCAGGTCTGTTCTACTGTCCTTATGTTCCTCTCCAAATGGTTCGCGCCGTTGGTCAGGACACCTTCCAACCAAAAATCGGATTCAAGACAAGATACGGTCTTGTTTGCAATCCATTTGCTGAAGGTACAAATCAGGGTAGTGGTGCTCTTACTGCTAACGCTAACCGTTACTACAGACGTGTTCTTGTTGACAACCTTATGTAAGAAGTATATTCACTTCAACACACAGAGACCCGCAAGGGTCTCTTTTTTTATGCAGTTTTAATAAATATTGGTAGTTACAATTTGGAGATTTGCCAATGACCCATTACATTGTCGGGTATATGGACCATTCTCATAACCATCAAGAAATTGGTGTGACAGCAAAAGATTCTTTCGAAGCAAGAGATATTGCAGTAGAAGATGTACCATACATTCACGAACACCCGAACAGCATCGATCATATTGGTAAAGTAGAATGAACGGCAGATTAAACAAAGTTGCAATGACCGATAGGTTGTTGAAACTTAAAAGAGAACTCGATTACAAATGTGAAATCGGGGAGAAAGGAGAGTGGGAATGTAGAGGTGCCAACGATTATCTAAACAAAGTGTTTGACGTTTTAGATGAGTTCTGGCAGTGACTAAATAGAGACAGGCGAACCCCACTAAAATAGATAATGTCTTTCGAAACGCAAATTAGCAACAGGAATTTCCTTTCTCCAGGTGGGTTTCGCTTTACCTTAGCAAAATATCCTAAGGTAGCATACTTTGCACAGATGGCAAACATTCCGAACCTCTCGTTAAGTTTGCTTGAACAACCAACTCCATACAGAGACACCTATCTAGAAGGTGTTATCGACTATGGTCGTTTCAATCTCCAGTTTCTTGTAGACGAGAATATGGAGAACTATTTGATTATGCATAACTGGATGCGTGGTCTTGGTGTGCCTGAAAGATTCGAGGAGCGTCAACAGTTCATCGAAGCAAATCAGACTAACACCGCCAAGTCTCTAGGACAGGATTTGATTTTCGCAGACGGTACACTCGTTGTATTGAACTCTAACTTCCAACCCTTGTATAATGTAGTCTTCAAAAATTTGAAACCAGTGGAACTTAGCACACTAGAGTTCGATGGAACGCTTAGTGACCAAGAGTATTTCCAAGCAATCGTATCATTTGATTACCTATCATATGAGATACAATCTGTATCTGGTGATAGACAGAAAAACTTAAAGTAAATTATGGCGCTACTTGAAGAGTTGCAGGAGTCCTGGTCCAAGGACTCTATTTTTAATGAGGCAGATTTGGGAAATGAATCAATAAATATCCCCAGTCTCCACCAAAAGTATCACATCTACTACAACAAATATAAACTAATCCTTGAGGATGAGAAACTAAAACTCAAGAGGATCTATCGCGAGCGGTGGTTATGGTACAGCGGAAAGAAAACTGATGAGAAAGGTCAGGTGTATGACCTCAAGATATTGAAGGGAGATCTATCTACCTTCCTAGATTCTGATGAGGAGGTACAGAAACAATCTCTCAGAGTCACGTATTTTGAAACGTGTATAAATTATATTGAGAACATCCTTAAGATGATTAACAATCGCGGATTCCAAGTGAAGAATGCGATTGACGCAAAGAGGTATGAATTCCCTATCTAATGGTAACCATTGAAAAAAAGAATGAAGCGTTCTTGAAAATCAAGGCGGAACTCAGCGTACACAAGGAGTTATCAGACTACTTTACGTTCGAGGTGCCTGAAGCAAAGTTCCTCAAAACCCAGAAGAGATATAAGTATTGGGACGGTAAGATCCGTCTATACTCACCTGGGACTGGAGAGTTACCTTTAGGATTGTTTCATTATCTTGAAGAATGGTTACAAAAGAAAAATTATTCCTATACAATAGAGGAGAACAAATTCTGTGGCACACCAGGTGAACAAGACACTCTTATCACACCCGAGGCAGTTAATGGTTTTGTGCGATCTCTGGGTGCTCCTTTCAAGGCAAGAGATTACCAACTACAATCAGTTTACGCAGCACTTCGGCACAACCGTAGACTACTATTGTCCCCCACAGGATCAGGAAAATCCTTCATAATCTATTGCCTAATTAGATGGCACCTACAGTTTAAGAGAGAAATATTAATACTCGTACCCACAACCTCACTGGTTGAACAACTTTATAAGGACATTGAACAGTATGGATTCTACGCTCGCAATACCATCCACAAAATCTACGCAGGAAGAGACCGTTATATCGAGAGTCCTGTTGTCATTTCTACGTGGCAATCTATCTACAAGGAATCTAAAAATTACTTTAATAGGTTTGATGTTGTTATCGGCGACGAAGCGCACCTCTACAAAGCAAAGTCTCTAACAGGTATTCTCAATAAATGCCACAATGCCAAGTACAGGATTGGATTGACTGGCACCCTTGATGGTATGCAGTGTCATCAACTGCAACTGGAAGGTGTATTTGGTAAGGTGAATAGTGCTATACGCACAAAGGATCTGCAGAAGAAAGGACACTTGACAGAACTGAAGATAAACATTCTGTTGTGTAAGCATAGATATACTCGCTTCGAGGATTATCAGGAAGAGATTAACTATATCATATCCAATGAAAAACGCAACAAGATCATCACTGGTCTTGCGCGAGACTTACCTGGAAACACACTGGTACTATTCAACTACGTGGAGAAACACGGAGAACCTCTTTACGAAATGATAAATAGTAAAGGAGGAGACAAACATATCTTCTTTATACACGGAAAAGTTCCTACAGAGGAACGAGAAGAAGCACGCCAGATTTGTGAGAACACCGACAAAGCAATCATCCTTGCATCGTACGGTACTTTCTCCACTGGTATCAATATAAAAAACCTACATAATGTGATATTCGCATCTCCATCAAAGTCTAGGATTCGCAATCTTCAGTCTATTGGTAGAGCATTACGGAAGCACGACTCTAAAGGTCAAGCAACTCTATATGATTTTGCTGATGATATAAGCAATGGTCATTTTCACAATGCAACTTTGAACCATTTAGTTGAACGTATTCGTACTTACAAGGATGAGAAGTTCGACTATTCAATCACAAAGATCAAACTAGGAGAATAGTATGTCTCTAAATTACATAAAACCTGATGAAGAATTCTTTGGATGTATGAAACTTACATCTGGAGAGGAACTACTTGGGCGAATTGTTGTAGTAGAGGAGCACAAAGGTTTCTATTGTGCATTCATTCAAGACCCCGCTAAGGTTCACTCTAGTGAAAAAGTTATTGATGAAAAGCGGGCGGTCGCTGTAGGTCTCAAGAAATGGATGATCTTTTCTGATGAAGATTTCTTTATCATTCCTGAAGAAAGAATCATAACAATCGCGCCGATGTCGCACGACGCGGTTCTGATGTATAAGTTTTTTTGTAAGCAGGAACTCAAGAAAAATCCCGACGACCTCCCCGATTCGAGTATTGAACTGACTCAGGAAATGGGTCTGATCGGGAAAGTTGAAGAAGCAAGAAAGAAACTTGAACAACTCTTTAACGGTAATAGCTAAGTATATCCTTTGCAACCCTGACAGTGTTGATCATAATTGTTTTAGAGACCAATGTCAAGGGTATCAATAGATATTGACGAGAACCCTGTTCTATGTTATGATTTCATTATGAATTAACCATACCGTATGGCGTTAATGGCACCAAGGCGAACCAAAAATCAGCACTATGTAGATAACCAGAAGTTCCTTGCTGCTATCGTGGATTACCGCGACCGTGTGGAGATTAGTAAAGTTCGCAATAAACCAAAACCTAGGATCAATGAATACATTGGAGAGTGTTTCCTAAAGATCGCTACACACCTTTCATATAGACCTAACTTCATCAACTATATGTACAAGGAAGATATGATCTCAGATGGTATTGAGAACTGTGTACAGTACATTGACAACTTTGATCCTGCTAAGAGTAAGAACCCTTTTGCATATTTTACTCAGATCGTTTACTATGCTTTCCTAAGAAGAATTGCTAAAGAGAAAAGACAGATGGATATTAAGGATAAGATCATTGAGAAGTCTGGTTTCGATCAAGTATTCCATAGTGATGGTGATGGAGATACCGCTACACTGAATAGTATTAAGTCCCGTATTGAAATGAACAATCGTTACT